TAGAAAGCCCGCACGCCACCATGCTCGATGCGTGCTCCCGTGTTAGCGCAGAAACGGTCCACGTTCGCCAGGCGCTCGGTGAGGTCCTGGCGGGGCTCCGGCGCCTCGGGTGCTTCGTACCCGTCCACCTGGTCGGCGTTAAAGACGAATGAGTGCCGGATCAGTGCGACCTGGCGCTGCTCCTGCTCGCCCTGGGCGTTCTCCTTGGTGACGTCGAGTTTCTTAAAGAACACCACGGGGGTTCCCTTCTCACCCTTCCGGACGCTGGCGCCCTTGTCTTTCCACTGCTTAAAGGTTCCCCAGGTGCTCGAGGTGTACTGCATCCCGGCGCCCCAGAGCATCAGGGTATTGATTCCCCGGTAAGCCTTGCGGCTGGCGACGTTCACGGGAGCGCCAGCGGCGGCGCCCCGAATCCAAGGCATTTGAAAGGTGGGCGCGCCTGCTTCGATGGCGGCGACGATATGGGCGGTCACGATTTCGTGAGTGGTTTGCTTAGCCATGGCTTATGCCTCCTCCTGGGAAACGATCGCTTGCGCCTGCACCCGGAAGGCGCGGTGAGCATGCTCAACCTCAAGCGCTCGGTGCATGGCGGCGCGGGCGGCGAGCCCGTAAAGAATTGAGAGGGTTTGCCCGTCTAGGGCGAGGAGAGCGGGCATGTCGCTGTTCACGAAATAGTCCCGAAGCTCGAGCTCGATCAAGCTCTGGTCCTGGGGGCAGAACACTCCGCCCCGGAGCTCGAGGAGTCGGAACGCGGAATTCACGCCGACCTCCCGGGCAAGGGTAAGGACCCCGAGAAAGGCGCTGTTTAGGCTGTCGCGGTCCTGGATGAGGAGGGCGCTATTTTGCGGCTGGCTGGTCTGGGTCGTTTGCATTGGTCGTGCTCCATTGTTGAAAGGGTGTCGCACTGAAAGAATCGCTTTCAGTGGGAAGGAGCATACTCTCGCTGTACCCAGGGGGGAATGCTTTCCCTTTGGTCCTCCTAGAATGTTTTGCTATAACGGCGGGAATTGATAGAACCGGGAGGAAACCGGATGGCACAGAAAGAAAGGGAAGCTTTCAGCGAACTAGCGGCGGCTCGTGCCGAGAGGGAAGCGGCGGAAAAAAACCCAGTGGGCGCACCTGCCGGGGATGCTTTCCTGGTAGACGTAGAAGGGGAGGAAGACAGAGAACCCGAGGACGCTTTTCAATGGTTCCAGGAGTACAGGTCAAAGGGATGGCTCGAGGGGATGGTGGCTCGCCAGGAAATGAAACCCAGGGAAGCTGCTTTCGTCCTGGAGTACATGAGAGGCGGAGGGGCTGACGCTACCGGGGCAGCCATTCGAGCCGGGTACGCTCCGGCAGGGGCAGGCACGCAAGCCTACCGGATGCTGAGGCGGGCTCATGTCCAGGACGCCATCGTGAGGGAAATGGAGGAACAGAGGATCGCGGCGGGGGTTGGGAGGGGTTACCTGATGCGGTCCTGGCGGGATATCGCCGACTCCCCGAGCCAGAAAACCCAGGATCGGCTGCGCGCCCTCGAGGATATGGCGCGGGCAATAGGCGCGTTTGCCCCTGAGGAGGTCAGGCACACGCACCAGGGGCTCGCCTGGGCGGACATTGCCCGGGAAACCATCGAGGGACAGGCGGAGCGCATCCGCGAAGAGGCGCGAAACGGGGGCGGAGCGGGCGAGGAGCTCGCGAACTGGTCGGAGATCTAGCGGAAAACGTCAACAGAAACAGCGACTTAGCCTTCCCGACTGCAACCTAGGGCAGGTTGTGGTCGGTCTGGCGGCATCTTCGCGCGTGCCTGGGCGCCCGCACGGGGGGGTACGCGCGCGCACGGGTCCCCCCCCCACCCGCCCGCGCGTTAGGAGGTATGCCCCTCACAACACCCACCCCAAAAATTAAAAAAACCCATCCCTTAGTACCCAAAAACCCCCCATTGTACCCATGTACCTAGGACCCTTTTGGTCCCGTAGGGGTTACAACCGAGCGAATCGCTTTCATGATTACCGCATCCACGCTTTCGTGTGGTTGGCTCGCGCAGCGGGCGGTCGTGAGCGCATACGAAACAACACCCGCAGCTGGGGCTGGGTCTTCTTCTCTCCCGGTGACTTAGCCGTCAGCCCCACGATACGGGGCGTTAGGAGGCGGTATGGAAGCTGTTGAGTTGGACATGGACGGGGACAGGGTTCGGATTGAGCTCGAGCAGGACGGGCTAGTGAAGGTCACCCCCGAGCACAAGGACATCCTCATGACGCCTGTTGAGGCTATCGACCTTGCTGGCGCGATTTTGATCATGGCGCGCCTTGGGTTGGACGAGTGACTTTGTTCGATTTAGTCCCCTTTGGGTATACGAAATGACGGGAGCTGACAGCGAGCGATGAGCTGGAAGATTAGGCGCGACGACGAGCGCTATTACGTCACGATGGACGACGCCCTCAAAGCAGGCGATGGCGTGATCCTGAACGTGCAGGCTGCGCGCATCAAAGGGCTAGAGGACCAGAACAAGGAGTTGCTGAAGGCTTTGGAAAATCTTGAGCGCACCGCAGGCGTGCCAGCTGTGTCAGATGACCCTGCTCGCGTAGCAGCCCGCGCTGCAATAGCAAAGGCAAGAGGGGTCGCAACTTGTAACGAGTCCTTACAGGTTGGCGCAGAAAAGTGTTCCGAAGCCCGGGAAGTATCCGCTGAAAACTGTCCTGAGGGGGCAGCTGTCCCTGGTAACCGTTCTCTGGAGGAAGGTGTTGAGTAAGGAAATTGCGTACCTGGCGGAAACGATCCTGACCGGGAAGCCGCTCCGGCACTTCCTGGGGGAGTGGGTTGAGTCTAAGGATTTTGCGGATGTTCGGGGGCTTTCGCCGCAGACGGTTCGTTCGATGGTCCGGCGTGGTCAGTTGCCGCCTCAGGAGCGTTTGCCTGGGAACCGGCGAGCTTGGAGGGCGGAGGTGATCTTTCCGTTCTTTGTCGAGAAGTGAGTGCGGTTCATTGGCTGGTTCTGGGTTGCTACGTCGCAACCATTGTTCTTGCAAGTTTTCAGATTGATGGAGCGGAGATCTCAACGAGAGTCGTCATCCTCCCCATGTGGTTTGCGGGCTTGGTCGTTTGCCTTACATGGCTCTGGGAGGAATGGCGTGACTGACAACGTGGTGCGGTTTCCAGGGAACGGGACCTCTCCTCAAGAGCTAATCGACAAGATGGTCGAAGCGGGGGTAGAGCAATGCGTAGCGGTGGGCATTACGAAACACGGGTCTATTGTCCTCGGGACTACAGCGATGGAGATAGCGGAGGCGATCTTCGCCTTGAGGGCGGCGGAGACTGTGATGATGGACTCGGTGCTCTGATCCGCCGAATTGTCCGCGAGGAGATCGCGGATGCGGTGGAGAAGGTGGGCGAGGAGCTGGGCTGGGAGTCCGCTGAGAAGAATTGGATAGCGCGTTCGAGGAGGCTGGCGCATGCAATCCGTAGAGCTTGACCAAGAGATCTCGATGAAGGTGGAGGTCTTGGACTATGTGCCCGGGCGCAGTGGGGTTTACACGGCGATCCCTGAGCTGTGCCACGAGGGCTGGGATGCGGAGCTAGAGATCCGGGTGTATGTGGGCGAGCTGGACGTTACGGACCAGCTGAGCGGCAAGGACTTCGACCGCATTGCGGCGGCGGTTCTTGAGGAGATTGAGAATGAAATTTGAAGTTATACGCGGGGCGAGTCCCGCCATGATGCTGCGCGGCGGCGAGTTCGAGCTGAGCCTTGTGTCTCTTCGCTGGCGGGCGGCTACCGGGATCAACGTCCGGTCTTTCGGCGTATCCATTGGGGCGATCCAGTCTCCCATGGATTCGACCGACTTCTTCCGCTTTGACGTTGAGCACACGGCGAACGGGATCCGGATTTGGATCGGGACCCTGGGTCGGATGCTTGGGGTTCTGCTCTGAACGAAAAGCTCCAGGCGCTTCAGAAGCTCAAGACGAGCTTTCCCCTCTACGCTCAGCATGTGCTCCGGGTAGTGGGGAAGGACGGCTCTATCGTGCCGTTCAAGCTGAATCGCGGGCAGCTGTTGATGGACTCTCTCCTCGAGCGCCAGTGGAAGGAGAAGGGTTATGTGCGTGCTCTGGTTATAAAGGCGCGGCAGGTAGGTATCTCCACTTACACCGAGGGGCGCTTCTTCTGGAAGGTGACGGGGACGAAGAACAGCAATGCCTTCGTTCTATCTCACCTTTCGGATGCCACGGCGAACCTCTTCCGCATGGTTCGGACGTTTTATGACAACGTGCCGGACCCCATGTTTTCCCCACCTCTGAAGTCGAGCACCATCACGGGTCTCGAGTTTGCTGACCTCAATTCCAGCTACCGGATTGGTACGGCGCGCTCAGTCGAGGTTGGTCGGTCGGGCACTAACCGCTTCGTCCACGGCTCAGAGGTGGCTTTTTATCCCCATCAGAACGAGATCGTTGCTGGTCTTCTTCAGACAGCGCCCCCTACGGGCTCGGAGGTGATCCTCGAGTCCACGGCGAATGGGGTAGGGGATTGGTTCCATACGCAGATCATGAGGTCCCTGAGGGGGGAGGGGGACTGGCAGGTAGTGTTCATCCCCTGGTTCTGGATGCCGGAGTATCGGGCGAAGGTGAACCCGTACTTTAAGGCGACGCCGGACGAAGATCGGTTGATGGGGTTATACAAGCTATCCCCTGAGCAGATCATGTTTAGGCGGAGGAAGATGGATGAGCTTGGCTCTGAGGATCTTTTCCGCCAGGAGTACCCCTCGACCCCAGAGGAAGCGTTCCTCTTCAGCGGGCGCCGCTTCATCGACGAGAAGGACATCGAGCGCGCCGCCATTGAGTGCTTCTCCCCCCGGCTGCGCGGGGAAATCATTGCTGACACGGGGCAGATCTACGACAACCCCCACGGTCGCTACGCAGAGTTTATCGAGCCCAGGCATGAGCAAGCCTATTGCATCGGCATCGACGTATCGGAAGGGCTTGTGCATGGGGACTACACGGTCTGCCAGGTGCTCGACCAGGAGGGCAACCAGTGCGCAACGTGGCGCGGGCATGTGGACCCATACGAATTTGCTGAGACTGTTGTCCAACTTGGACGCAGGTTTTCAAAGGCTTACCTAATAATCGAGCGCAATAACCACGGTCTGACGCTGATCAGACGGCTTCAGGACCTGGGTTATTCGAGTCTGTATGTGGATCACACCTTGGATGGTGCCTATGCAGACAAGACGACGAGGCGGGCTGGGTTTTTGACAACCTCGAAGACCAAGCCCCTGATTCTCGACAACCTTCGCGCGCTGCTGCGGCAAGGGGAGTCGGGGATTGTGGATCGCGAAACCCTTGAGGAGATGCGAACCCTGGTCATTGACGACGCGGGACGTATCAACGCCCAGCAGGGGTGTCACGACGATTGTGTGATGGCGTATGCCATTGCGTTGCATGGGCTCAACACCATGCCGAGGAAGCGCTACCGCCGGGAAAAGCGTGAGCGTTGGAACGCACCGACTTCAGCGGGGTACTGATGGACCAGTTAGAAGAGGTCATGGACGACCGCCCCGCCCCTTTTGAGGAAGAGGGCGACGATAGCGTCGCGATGGCGAGCCTGGGAGCTCGACTCCAAACGATGTTCAAGGAGTTCGAGGACGCCCGGGACACCATTGAGGACGAGTGGCTGCGGGATCTGCGCCAGTACAACGCGCAATATGAGCGTGATGTCCTGGAAAGGCTGGACCCGAACCGCTCTCGTGTCTATATCGGGCTGACTCGGACCAAGGTCATGAGTGCCTACAGCCGTATCGTTGACCTTCTCTTCCAGCGTGGCGAGCGCTGGTTCAGCTTTACGCCGACTCCGGTCGCCGAAATCGACCCGGTCAAGGAAGCCAAGATCAAGCAGACCGCATTGATGGAAATCATGCAGGTCGCAGGCGAGGCATACCCTGACCTCATTGCTGCGCGGCGCAACGAGCTCCGCAAGGCGATCCAGAAAGAGATCAACGAGGACGCCGCGATGGCTGCGGCGGAGATGGAGATCGAAGTCGAAGACCAGATGGTCGAGGCGAACGTCGAGCAGATGCTCAAAGAGACCCTCATGGAGCTCGTGATCTTCGGATCCGGCTGCATCAAGGCTGGCGGAACCCGCGTTGACCGGCGCAAGCGCTACCTGAAGAGCGAAGATGGCATGCACGCCCTCATGTATGAGGAGGTGCCCAAGCCTGACTTCGAGAGCGTGTCGATCTTTGACTGCTATCCGGAGCCGTACTCCACCTCGATGGAGGATTGCTCTGCGTTTTTCCGCCGTCACCGGCTTTCGCGCAAGCATTTCCGCGAGCTCGGGGATCTGCCCGGGTTCGATACGGACTCCGTGGACCGAATCATCCGCGATAACCGCAAAGGGACCTACTACGAGAAGGACCACGAGCGGGAGCGCCGCGAAATGGCGGGGCTTAACACCGTATACGGCAGCGAACACCGCTATGAGGTGCTCGAGTTCTGGGGATCCCTCTCCGGAGCAGAGCTCTTAGAGGTCGGCGTGGGCATGTCCATCGACGATTTTGAGGAGCTTACCGAGGACGAGCTGGCGGATATGAACGATCCGGTCATCGTCCTCGAGGAAGACGCCGAATACGCCGCGAATGTGTGGATTGCGAACGGCGAAGTCCTGATGGCGCGCATCTCGCCCATCCCGGACGGTAAAATTCCGTACCACATTGCGCCTTACGAGAAGGTTCCGCACCAGTTCTGGGGTATCGGCGTGCCGCGCATGATGCGTGACAGCCAGAGCACCATGAATGCGGCGATCCGGATCTTCCTGGATAACCAGGCAATCAGCTCCGGTCCCATGGTCGAGGTGAATACGGACCTGCTGGCGGCTGGGGAAGACCCCCAGGACCTCCACCCCTGGCGGATCTTCCTCCGGGAAGGGGGCGACCCTGGAGCTCCCATGGTTCGCTTCTACCAGGCGAACACGAACAACAGCGGGCTCGGGAACATCATCGAGCTCTTCCGCCGTTTTGCTGACGAAACGACCTCTCTGCCGTCCTACACCCACGGGCAGCAGACCGATTCGATGAACAAGACGGCGACCGGCGTGTCGATGCTCATGAACAACGCGAATATCGCGCTCAAGAGCACGATCAAGAACATCGATGACTACATGCTCGAGCCGATGATGCAGTCCCTCTATGCGTGGAACATGGAGTGGAACGACAAGGAGTACGTCAAGGGCGACTTCCGGGTGATCGCGCGGGGTAGCACCGCTCTGGTCCAGAAGGAGATCCAGAGCCAGCGCCTGCTCCAGTTCATGCAGATCGCCGGTCAAGCCGGTCCCGTGGCGAGCATCCTCAACTGGCGCGAGATCATCCAGGACATTGCGCGTTCGATGGACATTGATCCCGAGCGTGCGCTGATTTCTCAGGAGGAAATCAATGCGGCAATGGCTCTCGCCCAAGGCGGCGCAGGCGGTCCTGTTCCTCCGGGCGCGGTGCCCGGACCAATGGGAGGACCTCCTCCAGGAGCTCCGCCAGCGGCGTGAAGCCGTAAGGAATGAATTGGAAACCGCTGGGGATGGTTACCAGCGGCTCCAGGGAAGAGCCAAGGAGCTTGGCTTCTTCCTAGAAATTGAGGACATCGCAGAGCGAGTTCTCAAAGGCGAGCGCAAATAGCGCTCATTCGGATACGCACCACGGATGGTGCCCCGGTTGAAAGGAGCCAGTGATGGCAAAGGTCGATCCTGAAGCATTGGAGCGCGAAGCAGACGAATTGTTTCAACAGATGATGGCGGCTCAGAACGCCCCCGAATCGGACGAATCGACGGAGGAAGCCGAGGAGGAAACGCCGACTGAGCAGCAGGAATCCGAGGAACCCACCCCCTCTGATCAGGAGGAAACGGTGGAGGCTGCGGACACTGATCCAGAGCCCGAAGCAGAAAGCGGCGAAGCAGAGGACTCTGACTCCCAGGAGGATGCCCCCTCCAGTGTTTGGGAGGAGCGCTACAAGAATGCCCAGGCGCGGATGACAAAGGCAACGCAGGAGGCGTCGCGGTTACGGAAGGACCTGAAGGAAGCTGAGCAACGCATCAGCGATCTGGAACGTTCAGCCAAGACCAAGGCGAGCAGTGCTGAGCCGACCACGGAGCTCGGGGACAAGGACCTAGAGCAGCTTATGAAGGACTACCCGGAAGTGGTAGGACCCCTGATTAAGCGCCTACAAGTTCTCGAGGGTCGCGTGGGAGAGACCGTTTCAAGCATTGAGGAGCGAGATCAAAAAGCTGTCCTCGACGCACATTTTGCAGCCATCAGGGCTGTCCATCCTGACTTCTCAGAGGTTATCGCCACTGAGGATTGGGAAGGCTGGCTCGAGCGGCAAAGCCCGACCTGGCAACGCATTGCCGGGGAAGGAAGTGCAGACGAAGTGAATGAGCTCCTGACTCGCTACAAAGATGCAATGGGAATGGTCGTCAAGCCGCAGGTGAAGCGCGAAGCGAAGGTGGAACAGGCGCGGAAAGTCTCCGAGCCGAAGCTGCCCAAGGCGCGCAAACCGGACCCTGACGCAGGCAAGAAGGTCTGGTCGATGTCCGATATTCAGCGAATGACTACAGACGAGTTTCTGAAGTACGAAGCTGAGATCGACAAAGCCATGCTCGAAGGTCGGGTCAGGGGATAAATCAACTTTTGTGATCACATTGGAGGTGACACATGGCTGCTTTTCCGACTGGTGGTGCTGCTAACTTCGTCCCGGAGATTTTCTCCAAGAAGTTGCAAGCAAAGTTCTACGCAAGTTCCGTTCTTCCCATGGTCTCGAACACCGACTACGAAGGTGAGATCTCCGGGCAGGGCGACAAGGTGATCATCCGCACCGTCCCGAACGTGACCGTTGCCGACTACACTGGCACGATCTCCTACCAGGACGTTACGACCTCGAACATCGAGCTCCTCATCGACAAGGCGAAGAGCTACGCGTTCAAGGTGGATGACATCCAGCGCGCACAAAGCGACATCGCTTACTGGACCGAGGCTTCCAAGGATGCTTCCGAGTCCATGCGCATTGCCGTCGAGACCGACTTCCTCGCGAACGTCGTGACCGGCGCAACCAGCACCGTGGACGATGGTGCCGTTACGGCTTCCACGATCCTCGATGCAGTGCTTGAGGCTGCTCGCCGCATGGACGAGCTGAACATCCCTGACTCCGACCGCTTCATTCTTCTCCCCCCGTGGGCGATTGAGATGCTGAAGAAGTCTGACCTCAAGCTCGCCTACCTGACGGGCGACAGCGCTTCTCCGATCCGCAATGGCGTGGTGGGGAACATCGACCGCTTCAAGGTCATGTCCTCCAACCTGCTCAACGTGGATAGCTCCGGCGGCGCTGACGATGGCAAGACCTTCTGCCTTGCAGGTCATCCCAAGTTCGCAACCTTCGCTTCTCAGTTCGTGAAGACGGAGACCGTGCGGCTTGAGAGCACCTTCGGTGACGGCGTGCGTGGTCTCAAGGTCTACGGCTACAAGGTCGTGACCCCCGACTGCGGCGTTCTGCTGAAGCTCAAGTCTGCCTAAGCAGGCTAGGGGTCCCCTTCGGGGGACCCCGTTTCTGGAGGATCTATGGCTGTACAGAAGAAGTCCCGCGTAAACGAGGCAGGCAACTACACCAAGCCCGCTATGCGGAAGCGTCTTTACGAAAAGATCCTCGCTGGCGACAAGGGCGGCAAGCCCGGGCAGTGGTCCGCCAGGAAAGCCCAAATGCTGGCTCGTGAGTACAAGGCGAACGGCGGGGGGTATCGAGACTGATGGCGGTCAAGAAGACCCAGAAGTCCCTGAAGAAGTGGACTGAGCAGGAGTGGAGGACCAGGAGCGGGAAAAACTCGACTCAGGGTCCCAGTGCTACGGGAGAGCGCTACCTCCCGAAGAAGGCGATTGCCGCTATGTCGAAAGAGGAATATGCGGCGACGACGAGAAAGAAGCGCGAGGACACCAAGAAGGGTAAGCAGCATAGCCGCCAGACGGCTAGCGCCCGGCGGACGACCCGGAGGCACAGGACCGCATGAGTTACATGACCAAGGACGAGATCTTTGAGACGGCTATGGAGGAGTTCGGGGTCGCCCTCGATCTCACCAAGAAGCATGCAGCTCTCATGCACGAATTAGAAAATCTGCGCAGGAACGGGGGTTTAGCTCCCGAGCCTGAGCCGATGAAGGAGCGCGCCCCGAAGCGTGTTCGGAACATCAAGACTGGCAATGAGTTCGGCTGGAACCCCCTATTTCAGGGCAACCCCGATCTCGAAATCATCGAGTGGAGTGATTAGTAATGGCTACCGTAAAGGTCCTCGATATTCTGGATCGTGCCAGCCGCATCATTCAGGACACTAGCAATGTCCGTTGGACGAAAGGCGAGCTGCTCGACTATTTCAACGACGCGCAACGCGAGGTGGTGCTGCACCGCCCGGACGCCAAGACGGTGAATGAGAACTTCACCTGTGCGGCTTCGAGCAAGCAGACGCTGCCTGCTGCGGCGCTCCGCCTGATCGACGTTGTTCGCAACGTGAACGGTCGGGTTATCACCCAGGTGAGCCGCCAGGTTTTGGATGAGCAGCTGCCTACCTGGCACAACGAGCCTTCGTCTGGCGCGCTCGAGGTCAAGCACTTCGTGTATGACCCCCGGGATCCGAAGACTTTTTATCTGTACCAGAAGCCCCAGGACACTGTGCAGATCGAGATCGTGTACAGCACGGCGCCGACGGCTATCGTTTCGAGCACGGGTGACGACAATGATCTCAGTGATATCACCACCACGGTGATCGGGCTGGACGACGTTTACTCCAACCCGCTTCTGGATTACGTCCTGTTCCGGGCTTACTCGAAGGACACGGAGTACGCAGGGAACCTCGAGCGAGCGCAGCTGCACCTTCAAAACTTCGCCAACAGCCTCGGCGTGAAGATGCAGATTGACGCTGCCGTGACGCCTGCGCCTGCTGGTCCTGACCGGAATCAAGGTCGAGCCTAATAGGGGACCCCGATGAAGTGGGAAGACCTTTATCCTGAAATGCGTCGGCTAGCTCCCGGGTGCCCTGAGTTCATTTTGGACGAGGGGCTTCGGGACGCAGCCATCGACTTCCTCATGCGCACCGATGCGTACAAGGTCGAGGAAGACATTTTCTTTGTCGCCAACATCGATGAGTACAGCTTGAGCGCGCCTCGAGGCTTTGAGGTCAATCACATTCTTCAGGTGATGCGCGGTCAGGAAGAGATGGCGGCAGCGAGCTTTGAGGACATTCGCAAGGTTCAGATCGCTGATACCGGAGGCAAGCCCAAGTATTACGGCTCCCCGGACAACACTCTGTTCTATGTTGCTCCGATCCCGTCGGAGAACGAAACGGCGAAGGTCATCTACTCGCTCAAGCCCTTGCGTTCAGCTGGGTCCATCCCGGACACGATTGGCTACGAATACAAGGACGCAATCATTGCTGGCGCTCTTGCCCGGGTTCTCCTCCAGGCTGACGTTGCCTGGACGGACACTGATAGGGCGATCTTCTTCGAGCGGCGCTACGAGCGGGAGACCTCGCGTATCCAGCGCGTGGTCAAGTTTGGTTTTGGCGGCGCTTCCCTTCGAGCCAACTACCGACCCTTTGGATTCTAGCTATGGCTTACAGCGAAACCCTTGATCTCGTAGCTGGCGACACTCTCCCTGAGCTGACCTTCACGCTGAAGGACAGCAACAAGGCGCGGGAGGGGTTCGAGCTTGACCCCCAAGATCCTGACACCTGGGAGCTGATCGATCTCACCGGATGCACCGTCCGCCTTCGCCTTCGGCAGGCGGGCTCCAGCACTGTGACTACAACGTTGACTTGCACGGTCAGCGACGCCGAAGGAGGGGAGTGCATCACTGACTTCTCCGGTGGCGGGCTAACGGAAGCGGGGATCTTCGAGGGGGAGCTTGAGGTCACCTTTGCCACCGGGGGTGTGCAAACGGTTTATGACCTGATCCGCATTCGGGTCCGGGAGGACTTCGACTAATGTTGCGGGCGCTAGTCACTGGCTGGCGCCGCGTAACGCTATCGGTTGACGCGCCGAGGCTCTCTGCCGCCAACATAAAGCTTGAGCAGGTCACTGCTCCTGAGGTGAAGCGCCTCGATGTTCGGGCGTCTCTCGCCCTTCGAGAGCTGGCATCCTTCATCGGCTTTAGCGCCCCGGCTGCGCTGACCAGCTGGGTATCTGTCTCCGCGACGAACATCGCGCTCCTCGTGGGCGCCTTGAACCGCTACCTCCGGGACAACTTTGGGCTTTCTGATCTCCCATCCCTTGAGGTCGGCAAGCCGTTTAATGATCAGCTTGGCGAGCTGATAGAAGAGCTTGTTCTTCTGACAGGCAAGGTCGAGCAAGACGAAGCGGTCATGCTGGATAACGTGATCCTTCGCCTGGAGATCTTCCGAGATTTTGTTGAGTCGGTCTCCTTCGCTGACTCCCAGTTCCTAGACATCGAGCCCGGGTACTTCGATCAGGCTGTGATCTCTGAGGATCACGCGCTGGATTACTCAACGATAGCGGCAGATCAGCCCCTGATCGTTGAGGATCACGCTCTCAGCTTCGCGACCGTATTTAGTGACGCCTTTGGTCCGCTTGGTGATTCTCAGACTATCCTCACCGGAAAGGGGTTTTTCGACGCCCCTGCGCTTTCAGAGGACCACCTGTTTGATTTCGATGCGGCTTACGCTGACGCGGCGAACCTAGGCGAAGAGCTGGCACTTGATTACGCAACCGTCGCGGACGACGGGTTCTCCGTGGCAGACACGTTCAGCAGGGATGTTGTCTTTGTCCGGGGCTTTAGTGATGACGTAGCCCCCTCTGAGGAGCTGTCCTGGGCGGCAGGCAAGGCGTTAGATGACGCCCCCACCATGAGTGAGGCGCTCTCTTACGACGGCGCCAAGGCGCTCTCAGAGAGCCTGGGCATGGGGGATCAGGATGTTCTCTCGATCCTTCTGCCGAAAACAGAAACCACCATCGTCACGGACTCTCTTTCCCGCACGGTATCGTTCTCCAGAACCTTTACCGATGCGTTCACCGTTGACGATCTGATCTCCGTCGCGGAGCAGCACGTTGAGACCAAAACCAACGTGTTCTCGTTTGCAGACGATCAAATCTTGGCGGTCGGCAAGTCCCTCGAGGACAGCCCGACCGTAAACGAAACTCTCGCCCTGCATGTGTTTGAAGGCGCCAAGGCATTGGGCGGGAGCACTTTGAACGCGGCGCCGCTCAACTAACGAGGTATGGCAATGATCAAGGATGATCTCAGCCTGAAAGGCAAGCTGACCATCGCGGTCAACGGTCAGACGGTGCGCGAGGTCCCCAACCTCGTTGTGACGGCTGGCAAAGAGTTTGTGGCTTCTCGGATGGCAGGTGTGTCGTCCAA